GTTTCTGTTATTGCCATTATACTTGAGACTCCAAATTTTTCATCATATTATACATCTTATCTGCGCCTTTATCAACACTTCCTCCACCTGCTGCTCTAACAGCATCAGCGGTCATTACAAATTCATTTTTAGATAGTCTAGCTGGTACATCGTCTGCTTTTTCTTTAGCACCTAATGGTACAAAACCACCACCTCTAAGGTCCATTTCATTACCTCCAAGGTTCATGATTCCTCCTTCAGCTTTACCCTCTCCAAATAATTCACCCATTAATCCTTTATATTCCGAATCAGATATTTCACCTGATCTTCTAAGTTGAGGTATTAATAATTTGTAAAATTCTCTTTTTCTATCTTCAGGCATAACTTCATCAATGTCATTCATCATTGCATCTAACATAGCTCTCTCTTCAGATTCATCTGGCATTACTTCTACTTCTAGTCTATCTACCATTATTTTTCTTCCACCTACTTCACCACCTTCTGCGTACGAATCTGTAAATTGTGCACCAGGTAAAAATCTAAATTGTGGATCGTTTAATTTTGCACGTCTAACTATATCAGCAATGTTCATTCCTTCACCTCTATCAATATCTGAAATATCTATTTCATCTTCTTCGTCTTGTTCACCAGCAGCCATTAGTCCAGCTAATCCTGATGCAGCACCTATACCTGCAATTTTACCAAGACCTGTTAAACCAAAAGAACCTCCTCCTCTTGTTAAACCTAATTTTCCCAATAAACCTTTTGTAAAAGGAGATCCTTGCATGTAACTAAAAGGACCTGCTGCCTTTGATGCAGCAGAACCAAACAAAGCAGATTTAATTCCACCTAATCCACCTAGTTTAGCAGCACCTAAATATCCAAGACCACCTAATAAAGCAGCTTTACCAATAGGACTTTTAAAAACTTTTTTTACAGTCTTCTTTGCTTTTTTTACAAGTTTACCTAAAAAGTATCCTTGTCTAGGTTCTTCTAAACTCATGATTCCACCCATGTTTCGAAGTTGCCTGTTCATATCTGATCTTGAAATTGCCATAGTTTATCTATCTTATTTTGTTTTCCCAAAAATATCAAGGCTTGGCATAAGAACTTTTATATCTCTTCGAATATCTTCCTCAGGTATTCCCTTTGATTTCCACTCGTTATCGTCCTTATATTCCTCACCTGTTTTAAGGTTAGTTATTTTTTCTATTATTTTCTCTGGTTTTATTACTTGCATTTTTCTCCTATGTTCTATCAAACTCTAATATTGATACTGTTCCCTCAAATATGTCAGCTGTCGCTGCTTGTAATTGTAACTTGTCACTTTCTTCTAATATAATTGTACCGTCCGATATAGATTTTGAATCACCTGAGTTTACAGTATGCTCTGCAAATTGATAAGCTCTACCTGCGGACGTGTCATATATAAAAGCTTTAATTTCAACGTTACCTGCTCCAACATTAGCTGTATGAATGTTTTGAATAATTGCTCTAGACTCAGATGGTACAGTATAAATATCTGTAGCATTAGTTGTCGTTAAATCAAATTGTGAGTTTTTATATCTATTAGCCATTATGTTTTACTTCCACTACTCATGAACCAAGTAAATCTTTGAGACTCATCTCTTAGTTCTTGTTGAAATGTAGAGTTTAGTTTTTCAATCAATCCGTCTAAATCTCTAACTAAAGAATCAGCATCTTGTTGTCTATATTCTTTACTGGGTCTGGTAAATACTACTGTTACTTTTGCCATTATTCTCCACCACCATAATCCTGTGTGCTGGCTCCACCATAACTTCCATCAGGTGCTTCATAAGATCTTTGGGTGGCTTGACTAGCTGCACCTTGACCATAATCTCTATATCCTTGAGATTTAATTTCTTTATTGGCCTGAGCTAATGCTCTTGCATCTGCAAGTGCTTTATCTTCTCTAACTTTTAGTTCTTGTAAATCTCTTACTCTTTGTTGAAGAGCTGCTGATTTCTTTTTCTTTAAAGTTTTTTGTATTCTTGCTATTCTTTTATCAATAGCTCCACCTAAACCATAGTTTGTATCTGTTCCAAATAAACCACCTGATACAGGATTATATCCTTTCATAATACCACTAGCAACACTACCTGTACTTGTTAAACCATATTGATCTCCATAAAAATCATCTAATGCATTTTGTCTAGGATCTCGTTCTGGTAACATTCCAAGAATACCTAAAGGTAAACCTGTAGCAAAACCTAATGCTGTTAAAAGACCTTGTTTACCCATATTTAAACCTTTCTTACCTATATCTAAACCTTTACCAAATGTATCTTTGGTTTTATCTAAAAAACTTCTAGTATCTATTCCTTGTAAATTTTGAGGTATTGGAAAATTATTTCTAGTTAAAAATTTAGCAGTTGCTTCTGGAGTACCTTGATTAAGTGCTCTGTAATTAATTTGTTGATCTAAAAAACCTTTTGTTGGATTATTTTGTCTCATCATAAATCCTACAGGGCTATCTATATAATTAATTGCAGGCTCTGTCATACCTGGAATATTTTCTGTTGGTAAAGAATTATAGTATTTTTCAAACGTTTCGTTAAAGTTATTAGGATTTATATCTGTTATTGCCATTATCGTCTTCCATCAGGTTGTGTGTCTAATCTAAAAGTACCTAACTTCCAACTTTGAGAAGCACCAGTATTAGCTACTTTTAAAGATATAGCTCTTGCTCTTGCACGAGTATCTACCTTATCAGTAGAACTTGTAATTGTAAAGGGCCCAAGTGGTGAGCTTGCTTGGGAGCTATTTGGATAATTTCTTAATTGTAATGTAACTTGAGTATTTCCTGTTTGTGCTAAAAAGTCAGGTATAAATCTTCTAATCTTCATAATATATTCACCATCTCCTTTAAAGTCAGCAATACCAGTCATTTGATTACCCACAACTCTTTGAGTAATATCAAAGTCTCCTGATTCAATATTAGAAGTTATTGTGTTCGTTCCATTTGCTAGTGCTTCATCCGTTCCTTTTTCATGTTCAAAATATATTGTACTTCCTTCAGTATTACCAACTACATCAAATGATGCATCATCGGTTGTATTAAAAAATGTTGCATGAGGTAGACCAAATACAGATGAATCTTGCCATGTTCCTCTTGCTAAACTTCCTGTTGTCCAAACAGGTCTTTGAGGGGACGAATCCATATAGTTATAAGTTACACATCTATTAATTATTGTTGATCCTGATGTACAATAAAACCAAGTTATTTCACCAAATAAATTATTTAGTCCAACGTTTATTAATTGGTTAGCTGTTGTATTTAAATCGTCAAAAACAAAATCTTCTACTAAACAAATCATAGTCTCAAGATTACCAGAGTATTTAAAGAAACCGTTTTCTGAAAACCAATATGCAGCACCATCAACTTCTAATGCAGCATTCTGTCCAATCAATCCGCAGTTAGTTCCTACTTGTTGGAAACCAAAAGTAAATGGTTGACCAATAAATCTCATCGTAAACAAAGATGTATCTGTCCAAACATAGATTGCATCTCTACCCCTAACTGCACCTACAATTTTAGATCCATCTGCAAGTCTTTGTGTACCTGCAGTGTTAACTGCTGTTGGCTGATAAGTATTAATATCTTCTTGGTTTGAAAATCTAATAAACATTTCGTCTTGTGTAGAAGGTGTTCCAATGGTTGTTTCAGTTCCAAAGAATACTAAGTGTCTATCAGGTGTTGATACTAACATATCACGTGATGCTGTTGGTGCACCTGAAATAATAGTTGCTCTATTATTAACAGCTCCTATTGCATTTGAATCCCATTCGAATACTTGAGCATTATGTATAAGTGCTATTACTTTATCTCCAAAATTATCAATAGACCATAAACCTGGATCTATAACTAAGTCACCTGATGCAGCTTCACCCCATGCAATATAATCTGAACTATTAATTATTGTTGCACTATTAGAATGTGTTGCAGCAGTTGTGTTTCTAACTCCTCTTGTAACTCCTGTTAAAGTATTACTACTTATACCTGTGTAAGAAATTTCTTCTGATCCTATTTGTACAAAGTTTGTACCTGAATTTGGAAACAAAGATGCATCTGTTAATACAATAGTTGTTGTGATAGCATTAATACCACCATTTAAAGTTGTAGTTGCTTCACCTGTTACTGTTCCACCATACGCAGCTAGTCCCCAACCAAAACCAGGTAATTGTTCTGCAGGTCCTACTGAATAGTAGTGTTGAACTCTAATACCACCTGATGTAGTTGCTCCTGATCCAGTCTCGGCTGATGGCATTGTAATAGTTAAAGTAGTAGATGTAGGTACACTTGCTACCATAAATTTTTTATCATCAAAATCTGATGCAGAATAATTTGAATTAGTTATAGTTGTAAAATTATCTAAAAGTATAATATCATTTTCTTGTACTCCATGATCTCCACTAAAAGTTATTGTAACCGTTGCTGAACCATTCGTTGTACTAAATGCATTTGTTAATGTTGTTGTAGTTTTAATTGGATGAATATCATAAAATACACCACCAGTGTAAGCATATAAAATTCTGTTTGTACCTATGATTGCAAACTTGTTACCAGATTTGTTAACTAAATGATGTAAAGCTCTTGCAGCTCCTGTAAGTTTTGATTCACCTAATTGTTGCCAACCACCTATCTTCTCAGGCGTTCCATATCTAAACCTAACATTATCTCCACCAACCCATTGTCCTTCGGCTGTGGTTTCTGTTACTTGTTTATTGAATCCAGGTTGAAATCCTATCTTTTGTAGCATATGGCTCCATTATAATACTATTTAATGCCTGATGGTAGACCTAACATAGGACGTCCATCAAATCTATTTTTATCAGCAAATGGGCCGTTTACATGGTTATAATGTAAGAATACTTGGCCACATATGTTCCCGTCAAAAGGCTCTCGCCAATGTTCAAGTTCACAGCCACTATATACTAACATATCTCCTACTTCAAGCAAGACTTTCGTGCCTGCTGGAGCGTTTGGTTTATGATGTTTTTGTATTCATCTATTACATTGTTTGCTCCTGTGCCATCTATAAATATTGGCCAAGGATCACCTCCTAGATTAACTGTTGTAGATATTTCACAACTAGGT